CAAATGTTGAATCTTCCTATTCATTTACAATAGCAGATAGAAGATTATTATCAAGTGCCGGAACCGGTGGTAGTAGTGAAGCAACAGTATTTACTGGCACGGCTTTATCACAAACCTTTATAGGACAAAATTTCGCAGGTAGAACTTTAAGCTCCCAAACATTATTTGGAAGTAATTCAGCTCTTAATACATCTATTATAATAGTAGGAACAGACACAGGAGCTAGAACCACAGTCACATTAACAGTAACTAAAGTCCCTGGAGGAAATAGTTCCGCACCCGCAACTACATAAATAGTTTTAATCCCCTGATAATAAATAAATACAAATGGCAACATATACACAATTTGACGAGACCCGAGATACAGTAAATACTATAGATAGAGTTTTTGCTAGTGCGTGGACTAATAATACTAATGAATTATTTCAATTCCATAGTTCAAGTACACAATATGTACAAACAACCCCATCCTCAAGTGGAAATTATTTTATGGAGATTTACAATGAAAATCCTCAATTATCCTCAAGTACAGCTGAAGTTCAGTTCTCAATAGCATATGGTCATAAAGAGGGTAGTGGATCTGCTAATTTATCTTCAGGTGATGGGGGTGATGGTTTTAGTGCTACTAAGGCCATTTACAACCAATATAGAAATTTAGTATTTGGGGGAGATGAAACACAAAACTTTACGTTTGGAACTCATACTCCTGATGATATTTATGTTATTAATATTAATAGAGCAAGATATAAAAATGCTATTAGATTAGGAAATCTAGACCTACACCTTCAATATTATAGTGGGTCTGTATCAGCAGTACTATCAGTAGGTAATACGGACACAGGATCTATTATAAGATTAACTGATGATTCTGTTTCAACTACAGGATCAGCAGCTGCTATTAGAGCAGGAGTAGGTAGAGAATTTAATTTAGTATCAGGTTCGGCTGGTGTAATTGCATCAGTAAGCCATTCAGGTGGGCCCTTAGATGTACTCCCTCCTCCTATTTCTGCTGATAATGTCACATCTACATTCCAACAATTAGGAGGAAGTGGATCATATGGTTTAGTTTACCCAGATGTTGGACTTATTATAATTAACCCTGACGCTTTAGCTCTATCAGCTTCAGCAGGTGGTATTGATTTAATTTCTTCAGCTTCTAGTAATTCTTTTGGTAATAATTCAGCTAGATTACAAAGGGCATTAAATAACGCAGCTAATGGAGAGGGCGGTCTTACTGCAGATGGTGTAACTACAAATGGATTTGTATTAGATTCTCAAGAAGATATATCTTCAAAATTCTATTTTGTTAGAGCCTTTAATACTGATTTCAATCACTCTACTAATGATTCATTTACTGAAAATGATGGTACTTTAAAGTTCGATTCTATGATCGATAACCCAAAAGTATATATTACAACTGTGGGATTATATAATGATAACCAAGATCTATTAGCTGTAGCTAAATTAAGTCAACCACTACCTAAAGATTTTACAAAAGAAGCTCTTATTAAAGTTAAACTTGATTATTAATGCCTGGCATATTTAAAAAGCTAAATGCAAGTGACGTAAAAATAACATCTTTTGAAGCCCATAAACAGTATAATACTGTTAATTTACCTTCAATTGGTGCTACTACGTCTTCTTTAGCTTGGAGTGGTGAAAATAAATTTAATTTTTCCACAGGTAGTAAAAAATATTATCAATTAGATAAACTTTATTATAGAAATTACATTAGAGAAAGAGCCCATCGCTTAGAATTAGATGATGCTACTTACACTACTCAAGAAAGAAGATTGTATGAAAGTGCAAGTGTATTAAGTTTATCACAAAAAACATTTGGCTCAGAAGTCCAACCTAATAGCTTCCAAATCTCGGGATCTAAGGGGAACTTACGATTTAATTTTAAGGATGATGGATTTGGAAATTTATATGATGTTAATGTAGGTAAAGACGACTTTCCTAATGAAGATAATAGAGTATTTTATTTAGCTCCAGTCAATGGTTTTAAAAGATCAGATAGATACGTCAGAGAATTAGATCCCGAAACTGGAAATGAATATGTAAATAATCCTTATCTCTTTACCCAAAGTCTAGCTGATGGGGAGCTTTTTAATCCCCCTAATCAACATGGGTATAATGCCACAGTATTTGATGACTCATATTTTCAAAATGTAGTTACATACCGAAGAGTTAGATTCACAACATCTTCTAAGAGTGAACAAATTGCATCATCAATAATTTTTAGAGATAATGACTTTCATGAAGATTCTAGAATTATAGTAGAAAATCGTCCCTACTTAAATTTTAATGATGAAGATTTTGCTATAAGCTTTTTCTATGAAGCTAATGGGAAGATGTTTATCTACTCAAATTCCGCAAGACCTAGGGCATATGTTCTTACTAAGGAAGGAGCACAAACTTCCACTCCTTTAGGATCTCAAGTGGGGGGCAATAATTCATTAAACACACCTGGGGCCTTAGACCTTACAACTACTCCTTCTAGTAACACTTACCCATATAGGGTATATGTAGAACGTCCAACAAACCAAACATTAGAAATTTACTTAGAAAGATTTGATGGGGAAGTAACCTCTCTAGTAAGTGGGAGTCTATTTACAGCTGCAGATGATGCAACGGGGTTTCGTCACATTTTACTTCAAAAATCAGGCAGCAAACTACAAGTATATAAAAATGGAATTTTAGAAAGTGAGGAAGACGACAATACTACTAAACCCTGCCAAAATCAATCTAATGTAGTCATATTTGACCAACAAAGGTCTGATGGAAGTTATTATGACGGTCCTGATACCTGGGGGGAGGCATTTCGACCTACCCAATTCCAGATATGGAATCAATCAATGTCAACAAATCAAATAGCATCAATTTCACAGTCAATTACAGGAACTTATCCCGTGGGTAATATATTTTATGACAATGGATTTGCAGCCATCACTCACCCAAAATGGATGGATGTATTTGATGGTGGCACTTTAGATACTTTATCGTACAAAAATACCCATTTAATTACTGAAAATGAATACCAGTGTACTATGAATGAAAATGAATTTGAGTTTACATCTAATATCTCAGCTAGAAAAATTCCATTTAGTCAAGACACTGACATAGCAAATTTTGCAACTGGCTCTAATTTTAAACCATATATAACCACAATAGGTTTACATGATGATAATGGCGAATTATTAGTTGTAGGAAAATTGTCACAACCCGTAAGAGCAAGTAGCGAAACTAATACAACATTTATTATAAGATACGATACATGATACCAAAAAGTTATGAAGATTTTCCTAAAGGAGCAATTGGATACGTTTATCAAACAACCCACATACCTACGGGAAAGAAATATGTAGGCAAAAAATCCCTAATTTATAACATTAAAAGAAAATTAGGTAAAAAAGAATTAGCCCTCCATGAGGGTAAGGGCCGTCCACCTAAATTTAAAGTAATTCAAAAAGAAAGCGATTGGAAGACTTACTATGGCTCCCATAAATTTATTAAAGAGGAAATAAAAAAGGGCAATCAATCTGACTTTAAAAGAGTAATACTCCAATATGCTTATTCAAAAAAAGAATTAACTTACTTAGAAAATAAAATACTTTTTACTTTTGCGGTTTTAGAAAATAAGGACTATTTGAATGATAATATTGAGGGAAGATATTTTAAGAAAGATTTTGATTTTACAGATAGATTTGGTACATTTAATGTGTGAAGGAAGAACGCTTATTATATTTACTTGAAAGTCTCTTAGGAAGATCAAAAACAGCAAGAGGGGGTGATGAAGCTGTATTTAACTGTCCTAACTGTAACCATAGAAAAAAAAAATTAACACTTAATAAACTTACCCAAAAATACCAATGTTGGGTTTGTGGTTTTAAAGGAGCAAGAGCACTTCAACTTCTTAAGTTTATTAAAGCCCCCTACACTGCATTTGAAGAACTTAGAGGCATTGATTCTCAATATAACTTTAAGTCAACTACCCAAGCAGTAAAACCAAAAGATCAACTGAAACTTCCTGAGGGATTTATTTCACTTCTTAAAGGAAAGGGATTTATTAGAAATAAAGCACTTAATTACTTATCGTCTAGGGGTGTAACCCTTCAAGATGTTGTTAAATACAGCATAGGATATATTGAAGAAGGGCCTTTAAGTAATTTTATTATTATCCCAAGTTATGATAGAAATGGATTTCTTAATTATTGGGTAGGACGTTCATTTGATCCTAATGCTTACCATAAACATAAACTTCCACCAACATCGAAAGATATTATAGGTTTTGATATGCTTGTTAATTTCAATCTTCCCCTTATTATTTGTGAAGGTGCCTTTGATGCCATAGCACTTAAACGAAATGCTATACCTTTATTTGGTAAAAAGATAAGTAAAACTTTATATAAAGAACTTGTAAGAAGTAAAGTAAAACAAATTTATTTAGCTTTAGACCAAGATGCTATACTAGATTCTCTTAAGTATGCTAAAGAATTGATGTCATATGGAAAAGAAATATTCTTATTGGAACTCGAAGGTAAAGATCCAAGTGAAATAGGATTTGAAGGTATGACTAATATACTCCAAAAAGCAAAACCCTTAAATTTCCAGGAATTAGTAAAAAAGAAAATCTTATATCAGTAATCGATATGTATTGACAAACTGCATTTAATGAAGATAGCTCTTTTACCGGGGGGTTTTAAACCACCACATTTAGGCCATTATAATATGGCTAAATATCTAGCTGATTTTACAGATAAAGTTATAATAAGAATTGGATCTAAAGAACGAGATGGCATAGGAAAA